GATAAGGCAGGTAGAGCGAAAGGATACATGCGTGATCCTGAAAAACAAGCAAGTTTTGTTGATGCAGCATTAGCATCAGTAGTTCCTGATGTTTTAACATTTGGACCTCAAGGACTTAATAGACCCTCACAAAAACAAAGATTAGGAAATGCAGTGAACGCTGCAACATGGGATGCAGCATTAACAGGTGGATTTTTTGCATTAAGACCAGCTTACTACGGAATAAGAAAAATAGTTGGACACACTCCATTTGGAATGTTTAAAGGTAAACCAAGTAAGGCGCCAGGAATTGTAAGTGGAAAAGAATTACATGAGGGTGAACAAAGAATACTAGAGAGATGGATGCCATCTCAAAGTGAGCTTGATGACGTTGCAACATCAGGATTAAAACAACCAAAAGAACAACTATCATTTAATATGCCACTTGGAATTGGAAACTTCTTATGGCGTGCATCTAACTCAAAAGCAATGAACTGGCTTGGTCCTCCTGGTCCTATTAAAAAAGGATCAAATGAATGGTGGCCTGATCCAGTAGAAATACCAGGAACAATGGTTGGAAGAACAATGGTTGGTGGATCTTTAGGTGGTAAAATAACTTCAATGTTATCACCAGCTCCTATCTTTGGTATTAGTATAAAGAACAACATGGCAAAACAAAGTGACTTTTATATTGATGGAGTCATGAGAAAAATGATTGGTGCATACGCACCGTATGGCCACATGGATGAAATGATAGATGATTGGAGCATCTTAGCTTCTAAAAACTTAAGAGGATTTATTGCTCATTCAAATAAATTAGCAAAAAATATTGATGATTCAGCAGAAGGTATGGGTAAAGCTATTTCTGATGAAAATTTAGTTACTGTTGCAAGACAAACATTAAAAGAATACAGACAGAAACTTCAACTTGATCCATCAGGTAGTGTAATACCACAAGAAGTAAGAGCAAAAGTAATACAGCTTTTAGAAAATCAAATACTAAAACCAGTTGGTGAAGGTAGTACACATACAATGCGTAGTATATTCCAAATGAAAGGTATTAAAGAACAAATTGATGAACTATTAAAACCACTTAAAGATGATACATTAGCAAACACTACGTATGCTGATGATATATCTAGATTAATGAAAGCGTGGGAGAATGATATAGCTACACTAGATAAGATGGGATACCCAGAAGTTGCTAAAGCATTTGATGAGTATGATAAGTTTGTATCTTCAGGTATGTTATTGTGGGGCACTAATGTTGGAAAAGCAGCTGCGCAAGGTGAGTTAAAGAAAAGAGGTTTTCAACTTGTTCTTGATGGTAGTACTACACGTGCTTCTCATAGTTTATTTGATACTGTTATTAATTCTGCAAAGCAAGGAACCATGGAAGGTAAATCAGAACTAGCGGCAATTAAAAGAATAGTTGGTGATCGTGGATACCAGAATGGATTAGGTACATATATCAATGATGCATTTGATGCAGCAATAAGTGAAAAAGAAGGTATACAATCTTTTAGTGCGGGTGCATTTAGAGCTGCACTTGGAATCGGAAAAGAAGGTGCTAAACTTAAAAATATATTTGGTAATGCATTACCAGGACCAACAGTTACTAAGCTTAAAATATTTGACCCAGCAAAAGGAATATATAAAGAATTTGATGATGCAGTTTACGAGACTGGTGTTAATAAATCATTAAAAGAAATTTTAGATGAAGATTTACCGGAAGGTTTCTTTAGAACAGAAATGAGAAAACTTCCAACACAAAAAGAATTTGATGAAATATCACTTGTTCTTCACAAGCTTTTTGAAAATGGTGTACCTAGTGGTGCCAAGTTCATGATGCGTCGTGCTGTTATGGGCTCTACTAGATCTGCTATTAGATCATTCCTTCCGTCAACTGCACTTGGAACAGCTGCAGGTGTAGGGGGTGTTGTAGGAATAGGACCACTGATGATGAGTGCTGCGGCATTTATGGTTAACTATGGTGGAAAAGTTTTAACTAATCCTGTATCACACAGAGTACTTAAAAATATGGTTAATGTAAATTTACCGGAGACAATTAGACTGGCAAACTTTGCAAGACTAGTTAGAATGTACCCAGAAGAATGGATAGCATTTGATGAGGATCTTGCGGAACTAGAAATGCAACAGAAAAAATACAATAGATCTTCAATGATGGATCAAAGAAAAAAAACACTTAATGAAAAAGCCAAGGAAGCTTTAATAAATACTGGCAATACAATATTAGACAAAGTAACAAATCCGCTTGATACTTTAGGTGAAGGTTTTGATTTGATTAAAAAAGGAGCTGATATTGATCCAACTCCATCTATTATAAGTCCGAAAAATTATTTTAGTAGTCCGCCAGCTGCCGGTGGACCTGAGTTTGCACCAGAAGCAGCAGAAGTTTATGATTCAGCTAAAGCTGGGTCATCTATAATGAATAACTCAACAATGAATCCTGGTGCTGCACAAGCACTATACACAGGTAACACAGATGCAGCACTCGCTGCACAATATGGTGGAGGAACACAGTACGCCGCTGGAGGTGGGCTAATGGAAATGAATCCTGTCATGAATAATCAGGGAAAATATACAGACATACAAACAGGAATTAATGATAATCCTTTTCCTAAAAAAGGTATAGGGAGTTTAGTATAATGGCTGGACCACAGGGATTTAGACAAAGATTACAACCGAGAAGCATGCAAGCTAATATAAATAGGTTTAATACTCAAGCAAGACAAGACCCTAATTTTATATATCAAACACGTTCTCCTGCAGGCAATCAATATGATCATAGAGATTTTAGCACTGTAGATTCAAGGACGACTTCAGGAATAAGGGAAAGACGAGTTAATAATGACCTAATTGATAGCAAAACCATGGCTTTTAAAAATACATATTTTACTGACCCTAGAACCGGACAAAAGTTTGGTAATTCTATGGCTGAAGGTCCTAGTGGTTGGTTAGAATCACGACACATTTATCCTGATGCTAGTGGATATGGATCATACTACGATGAAGAAGGTAATTATTCTGAATACCCAATACAATTAAAAGGACCACAAACATGGAATTATGATCCTGGAAATCCAGGGATAATGGGATTAGAAATGGCAGATGCAACTGATTATATGAATAAAATGAAAGAAGGGTATCAAAAAGTAGACCCTTACTTACCTGATGTTAATTGGCAAGATAAAAGTATAGGTTATGAATACAATAAACCATTATGGGGTGGAAATTTAGGTATTGGCGGTGAATATGATGTAGATGATGATGAATATAATGTAGGGATTAACTGGACTACAGGATGAGCATGAAAGATATAATTTGGGTAGCAGGAATATTAATAGCGATGGGAGCCACATGGGGTATGACGTCGCAAAGAATTAATGCGATGGAAAATGATATGGATCGTTTGGAAAATGCAATAATTTTATTTACTAAAATGGAATCGCGCATTGCAGTGATAGAGACGGAGGTCAAGAATATTAATAAAAAGCTTGACGCTATGAGTAACTAGGGCCGCTTGGGGAAAGAATGTACGGCATATTATCACTAATTGGGAGAAAATATGGCAAGGATGCGATGCGTCGTGTCCTTTCCATAGCCCAAAATTATCCTACTGATCGTCATGTTAAATCAATGAAAAGTCCTATGTTTAGAGAGGAGTCTAGGCTTGGTGCAGCTGAAGGTTTACTAAAAAATGCTGGTAAATATTTAACACTAGAAAATAAACCAACACAGTATAGTGGTATCATGCAAACACTTAAAGCTAAAATGAATAATAATAAAGTTACTAAAGATCTAGTTAATTACTACCGTGCTAACCCTGATGAATATTCTAAAATTAATCAAGCAGGCAGAACATACTGGGGTGAGTTTGGCGGTGAGCGTTACATAGATGATCTAGCACAGAACGCCATAGCACAAATGGCAAAAAGAAATTTTGCACAACGTGGTCTTACTGACTATGAAAAATATATGCTTGCGTTAGCGAGACAAAGAAGACAAAAGGCAGCTGAAGGTGCTGATATTATTCCGTTTCCAAAACGTGATTAATGTGGTATAATATCACGTGCAAATAATAAAGAAATATAACTACGCAGATTTAAAAAGACAAGACGGTGCAACAAGATTGTATCTTACACCTGAAGGTGAGTCATTGCCTTCCGTTACATCTGTGCTTGGTAAGACTAAAGATAAGTCATTTTTAAAGCAGTGGCGTGCGCGTGTAGGGGAGAAAGAAGCTGAAAAAATTATTGCCAATTCTGCCCAAATTGGAACCGCTCTCCACCTATATATAGAACATTATGTGAACGAACATGGGTATGAGGACCTTACATTAATAGGCCAAAAAGCGAAGACGATGGCCCAGGTCATTATTGATCATGATGAAGGATTAAAGAAAGTTAGTGAAGTATGGGGATCTGAAGTACATCTTTATTATCCTGGTAAATACGCCGGAACAACAGATATGATTGGTGTATATGACGGAAGACCTACTATTATTGACTTTAAGCAAACAAATAGACCTAAAAAACGTGAATGGGTGCAAGATTATTTAATGCAATTAGCAGCTTATGCTATGGCGCATAATAAGCTTTTTGACACAGAAATAGACCAAGGCGTCGTTCTAATGTGCTCTCGTGACTTATTATTCCAGAAATTCGAGTTAAAAGGTGAAAATTTCGTAAGAGCCGGCGATACTTTTATGAAAAAGCTTGATTTATACCTACAATCTATTATATAATACATATAGGATGCCATAATGGGTCCTACTAAATCTTGCTTTAATAGGAGGTAAATATGAACGAATTAGAGCTAATACGTAACCATTTTCTTGGTTTCCACAATGACTTTTTTGATAATTTCAGAAGAGTTACAACTTATCCACCCTACAATATAAAAGAAGAAGATGACAAAGGTGTCATTGAATTTGCTGTAGCTGGGTTCACTGATGATGATTTGAAGGTTGAAGTGAAAGAGAATACTTTAAGTATTCATGGATGCAAAGAAAAAAAAGATCCTGAATCTTTTTGGCACAAGGGAATTTCTGATAGAAGTTTCACTAAAAATTTTCAACTACATAAACATATAGTAGTTGATAATGCTGAACTTAAGAATGGATTACTTAAGGTTTCTTACCACAGGGATATACCTGAGGCTGAAAAACCTAAACAAATTAAAATTAAATCCAATTAACTAACTCTTCACCGCTAATTTCTTTAGCGATGTTGACCTTGTTGCGAAGGGACTGAATGATTTTTTCATCCACAGTCCCTTTCGCTACCAAGTCGATATAAAGAACTTTATTTTTTTGCCCAATACGATGAGCTCTATCTTCTGATTGTATTCTTTTCTCTAAATCATAATTATTTGAATAATATATAACTGTACTTGCTTCTGTAAGTGTAATTCCATAACCACCAGTTTGTGTATTACCTACAAAGAAACGAACAGGATTTTCTGGATCTTGAAACTTTTTAATACAATTTTGTCTATCTTCCTGTTTTGTTCCTCCATAATAAGTACAATAAGACCCTGGTCCAAATTCTTTTTTAATTGCTTCTTCTATAGAATTAATATCATATATATAATTAGCCCATATAATTACTTTCCCAGTAGTTTCACCTAATATTTGCATTAATTCATTTAATCTAGAATTTTTTAAATTAATAACTTCGCCACTATCTGTTTTCATATGCCCACATGTTATTTGATGTAGCCTTATTAATTGTGTCAAAACATTGATAGCCGTTGAAGATTGTCCTTTTAGCATAGTAATGGCATTTGCTTTCATTTCACTATAAGCTTTATGTTGTTCATCACTTAATTCTATGGATCTTTTTGTAAATACTTTATCCGGTAAATCAAGGCAATCCTTTTTTAAAATACGGTAAGAATGAGGTGATACTAATTTCCCTAATTGAGCCAAATTTCTAAATTTAACTATTTTCTGGTATTTATGTGTGCCACCAGCAGCATTTGCTGTTATAATAACTGCATATCGAGTTCTAAATGCGTAAAAACTTTGTTGACCAAGTATCTCAGGATCTAGGAAATCCATCTGTGCCCATAAATCCATTGGTGACTGGGTTACTGGAGATCCTGTTAATATTCTACGATATTTAGCTTCTTTTGCTAGAGCTAAAATATTTTTAGTTCTTTTTGCTTGTGGATTTTTTATAGTTGTGCTTTCATCAACAATCATCATCGATTTACCAATTAAAAATAATCCAGCTTGTTTTAATCCTTTAGTTGTGGATAAAGCTTCAACATTCATTACAAATATTTTTAGTTTATAATCTAATTCTCTTATACGTTTTAATTGCGCTTGATATTTTTCACTAGTAGAGGGTTTCCATGCTAAAACTTCTTTTTCAATATAATCTGGAACGTGAATGGGTATTTCTTGTTCAACCCAGTTCATGTACGTTCCTTTTGGGGCAACCACTAGTAAGCGGTCTATTTTGCCTCTGTTATATAATATACATGCATTATCCAATGCTATTTTAGTTTTTCCTGTACCCATCTCAGCAAAGATAGCAAAGGATTCTTTATTCCAACATTTTTTTAATGCATCTTTTTGATGCTCATATGGCTCAGTTTTAAATTTATACATTTTTTATTTCTTAATTCTTGCATTACATTATATACTATGTTATAATACAAATCAAGAAATAAATTAGAAGGAGAAAGATGAATAAAAATTATCAACAAACTGGTGGTAGGGTACTTAAAAAAAGTACATGGGCTTTAGGTACTAAAAAACATAAACCTCAGTTTACTAAACGTCCAAGTTCTAAACGCGTTTTAAGAAATAAAGAGGAGAAATAAATATGACTTTATTATATAGTCCAACTAAAATACATTGGAAAGATTATGAAGGAATGTCTGTACCTAATTTAGGTATGAAATGGTCATTAGAGTTAACTTTTGTTCAAGACTTAGATGAAGGTAATATGTTTGATCATTTTTTAATTAATAAATCAAAACCAGTTACTAATTATCCCGAAACAGTGGAAGATCCGAAAGGGGGCGCTATTCCTGGAGATTGGGAAGAAAGGTATGATGATTTTATAATGTTTCATCCTGGATTGAGAATTAAGGAAGATTGGTTTTTTAAACAACCAGAATATTACACTCAATCATGGGAAATAGTAAAACATGAAATTTTGGATTTTAAAGAAATTAAAAAAGATTATGTTGTATTTTTTCGTAATATAAAAGGATTTTCTAAAGAAGACAAAGATAAAATAACTAATGAGTTAAATAAAGCACATGATTATTAAATGGTATAAAGAAGAAAAAATTAGATGGCACATGGGTGGTGTTGGTACCTTAGGAAAATTCTTCATAAGAAAACTTATTGAAAAAATTTATAGAGATGGGGATCAACACACGGTTTCCTCGATTCTTGGACAAGTGAAAAGTCACCAAAGGATAGATAGTAAGGGCAGGAAAATATTATTTGTTGAGGAGATCAAATGACAGTTTATGTATTACAGGAAATGGGAAGAAATATTCGTTCAGCTGAAAAATTTGGCGAATTGAAAGTATGTCTTCCGGACAATAAACAAATAGTTTTATCATCTGGACCCTTGGCTTTTAGACTTCAACAAACATTAAAAGATTTTAATGATAATGACTACTTGCTTTTAATTGGAGATCCTGCTATAATAGCACTTGCTGGCGCGATTGTTAGCGATATTAATAATAGAAAGTTTAAAGTCTTAAAGTGGGATCGCGATGAAAAACGGTACTACGATATAGAAATAGATTTGAGAGGTTAGAATGAACGAGTTAGTTAAACAGATGCAAGAAGATGCTGCAACTATCCCAGAAGATAACATGGGTAAGATTGGTGCAGTGGCAACTGACATTGCAGAAACAGAAAATGAAATTGCAAATTTAAAAGAACAATTAAAAAAGAAAGAAGAATATAGAACAAAACTTTCAGAAGAAGTTTTACCTAGTCTTTTTTCAGAAGTAGGATTATCAGAACTAAAACTATCTGATGGTCGTAAAATAAAAGTTTCCGAGTATTTTAGAGCTACTATTTTAGTAGAAAATAGAGAAGCAGCTTATGCTTGGATGAGAAACAATGGATTTGGTGATTTAGTAAAGAACCAGGTCACTTGTAGCTTTGGAAGGAATGAAGATGAGAAAGCTAGTAGTCTTATATCTGATCTCTCTGAGAAAGGGTTAGAGCCTGCACAACGTGAATGGGTCGAACCTTCCACCCTTCGCGCATTCGTCCGTGAACAATATGAAGCAGGAAGAGAAATTCCTATGGATCTTCTTGGAGCTTATATTGGACACAAAACAACAATTAAATCTGAATAGAGGTAATTAATAATGAATAAATCAGTAAAAACTAAAGAAAATGGCCTTGATCTTGCGGTGATCGCAGATGATGCCAAAAAAATGAGTGGCTTTGGTACGCTTAATCTAGCTAGGGATACAGCTATTCCTTATATTAGCATTTTGCAAACTTCAAGCCCACAAGTTAATCCATCTAAAGCAGAACACATAGAAACTGCTAAAGCTGGTCAACTGTTCAACACAGTTACACAAGAAACCTTTGATACACTCGAAGTAATTCCTGTTTTCTACCACTTAAAATATGTAGAGTGGAAACCTAGAGAGCAAGGTGGAGGGTTTATCAATTCTCATGATGCAGATAGTGGCATCATTGGGCAAACTAAACGTGATCCTATGACAAACAAAATGATTCTTCCTAATGGAAATCATATTGTTCAAACAGCTTATCATTATGTTTTAATGATAACTGATAATGGATACCAAAATGCTGTGATTAGCATGTCTTCAAGTCAGCTTAAAAAAAGCAGACGTTGGAACAGTTTAATGCTTTCACAAAAAATTAAGGGTCCATCTGGGATGTTTACTCCTCCTACATATGCTTTTACTTACAAATTAACGTCTGTAAGTGAATCAAATGATAGAGGCAGTTGGTTTGGATTTGCAGTTGAGAAAGGTGATCAAGTAACTGATGCTTCCATTTATAATGAGAGCAAAGCGTTTGCACAATCTGCATCAAGTGGTGCGGTGAATGCAAAACCTCAGGAACCAAAATTAATTCAATCCGATAATAAACCCGAAACCCAAGAAAACAACGAAGACATACCGTTTTAGATAGTTTTCGGAACTTGGAGGTTTCGTGGAAGTTGAGAAATTTAAGTCTATATTTGAGGGTTTAGACGTGGCTTATGGTCAGCACCAGCCGAATGGTTCGCGTGCTGACGGTAAGCAGCAAGGTAAATCTTATATTGTTAGACAGGAGGTAACAGATGAGCTCTGGCAAAAACATTTGGCGGGCGAGGGTCCGTCTCTTGGGATTATTCCTATTAGGGCTGATAATACTACTAAATGGGGATGTATTGATATTGACAGTTATCCTTTGGATCATTCTGCTTTATTCAGGAAGATCAGAAAATTAAATCTACCATTAGTATATTGTAAGTCAAAAAGTGGCGGTGCGCACTTATTCTTATTTATGAAGAAAACAATTGCATCAAAATTAGTTAGAAATAAATTAGTAGAAATAGCAGCATTGATTGGCCACTCTGCATCAGAAATATTTCCAAAACAATCTAGTATATCACTGGAAAAAGGTGATCTTGGTAATTTTTTAAATTTACCCTATTACAATGGAAACAAATCAGTGCGCTACGCACTAAGAGAAAATGCAACGTCAGCTACATTAGAAGAATTTTTCGGTATATATGAAAAGAATGTTGTAGAAGATTTAGATAAAATAGGAGCAGGTCAAGCAGAGATAGTACCGGATGGCCCACCTTGTTTACAAGCTTTATGTAGTCAAGGGTTTCCACCTGGTACACGTAATAATGGATTATTTAATATTGGTGTGTATACAAAGAAATTTGATCCAGATAATTGGGAAAAAATATTAGAAAAATATAATCAAGAATATATGAAGCCTCCTTTAGACCATAAAGAAGTTGCTGTAGTAGTTAAGAGTTTAGATAAAGGGTACCAATATAAATGTAAAGACCAACCTATTAGTTCTTTTTGCAATGTTAATGTTTGTAAAACAAGAAAGCACGGTGTTGGCGCAGAGAATGTATCACAACAGTTAGGTGCATTATCAAAATTAGAAACAGAACCACCAATATGGTTCTTAGAAATACCTACTGATGATAATGAAGATGATCTTAAAATACAATTAACAACAGAAGAATTACAGATACAAACAAAGTTTCAAAAGAGGGTTATGGAAGTATTAACCATGATGCCTCCTTTGATGAAGGCGTCCGATTGGCAACAACTGGTTAACGGAAAGATGGGAACAGCTTTAAAGATTCCAGTGTCAAACGACGGATCTGTGTCCGGGCAATTTATAGCTCACCTCCAGGAGTTCTGTACTGGCCGGGCACAGGCACAAGTGAAAGAAGATATATTATTACGTAAGCCGTGGACAGAAGACGGTAAGACTTATTTTAGATTACAAGATCTGCATGCCTACTTAATAAGAAATAAATTTACACATTATAGTAATACAGGACAAATTATTGCTGAACTGCGTAAAATAAAAGGAGAACATAAATTCTGGAAACTTAAAAACAAAGGGGTTAACACATGGGGTGTGCCAGTATTTGATGAACAGGATTCAGAACACGAAGTTAGGAAACAAGATGCAACACCTTTCTAAAGAATCTTTAGCATATAGGAAAAAAATGAGTCCTATATGGAATGCAAAATATTATAATTCTGAAAAAGGATTTTTTACCGAATTATGGAATGGTCTAAAGAAGAGGTGTGATAAAAATTCTTATTATCATAGAAATAGTAACAGAACATTAAAGGTTAACAATGGCATAAGAGGAAGGGATCATCTTTTGGAGCTGTGGGAAAAGCAAAAGAAACTTCTTGGCGGTCCTTATTGCATATACACGGGAGTTGAGCTTACAACCAAAAAATACACGGGAAAAGGATATACTGGAACTACAAAAACAAATATATCAATGGATCGTATTGATGCAAATTTACCATACCAGGAAGATAACATAGTGTTTTGCTCGTGGGAATTTAACGACAGAAAAGCTGGTGTTACTATTGATGATTGTAAAAAAATATTGAAAGTATGGGAGGAGCGCAATGCCTAATGTTAATATAATACTAGGACCTCCTGGCACAGGTAAGACGGAGAATCTACTGAGGATAGTGGACCAGGAACTAAAAAATGGTACTCCACCGGATAGGATTGCATTTGTAAGTTTTACAACAAAAGCTACTAATGAGGCACGCGATAGAGCTAAATCTAAATTTAATTTAACTGATAACGACTTTCCTTACTTCTGTACACTGCATGCATTTGGTAAAAGACAAATGGGTTTTACTAAAGCAGAGATTATGGACCCAAGAGATTATGCAGAATTTTCTGATAAATACGGTGTAGATCTTAGAAGAGTTACAGCTGATTGGGAAGATAATGGTGTCGTGAACACTGATAATAAATATTTAAGAGATATAAATAAATCTAAAATGCAGTGTCTTGAATTACAAGAATACTATAACATATCTAATTTATCATATGCCTGGAGTGAATTAATATGGGCTTATCGTTCATTTGAAGATTATAAACAAACATATAACAAATTTGATTTTACAGATATGTTAACACAATATGTAGCGTTTGGTCCTACACCGGCACTAGATGTAGTTATAGTGGATGAAGCACAAGATTTAACTAAATTACAATGGGATATGTGTGGGAAAATATGGAAGGATGCTAAAAGAGTTTACATAAGTGGTGATGATGATCAAGCTATATTTAGATGGGCCGGAGCAGACATAGAACATTTAATTAATATGCCAGGAAAAGTGGAAGTTTTAAAACAATCTTACAGATGTCCTGTAGAAGTTCATAAAGTAGCACATGATATAGTTACAAGAATCGGGAAAAGAAGAGAGAAAGAATGGAACCCACGTGATGTAGAGGGTGAAGTTAGATTTCATGCTTATCCTGGTGGAGTTGATATGCGTGAGGGTAATTGGCTTGCATTAGCTACTTGTAATTATATGCTAAACGACATTGAAGATGATCTACGTTATCAAGGATTACCATATACTATATATGGTAAGTCACCAATAAAGCAGGATTTAATTAAAGCGGTGGATGCATGGAAAAGATTAAATGAGTTTGAAGATATATCATATAGTGATGTAGCAGCAATTTATGCAAATTTAAAAAGTGGTATTGGAGTACAAAGAGGTTTTAAGGGTTTAAAAACACTAGAAGAAGGACAAGTATATAATATAGAATCTTTGGCAATGAATCATGGACTGTTAAATTCAGGTGTTCCTTGGGATGTAGCTTTTACTACTATAGGAGAGACAGATAAATCATATATAATGTCATTAGAAAAACACGGTGGATTAGGTGTTGAGCCTAAAATAAATTTAAGTACAATACACATGGCTAAAGGTGGTGAGTGTGACAATGTTATGTTGATGACAGACTTATCACGTGCCAATAAAGAAGAGATGGAAATAGATTCTGACGATACCAACAGAGTATTTTATGTAGGTGCAACTCGTGCAAAACAATCACTACATATAATTAACCCCCAACAAGAGAGAGGATTTAGCATATGAGTATGAGTAAAGAAGAAATATTAGTGAAAGCTAATCAACTTATTTCCAAAACTAGAAATGAGACACATGGAGATGCATTCAAGAATCATGCAGAGATTGCGGAATTCTGGAATATATTTCTGGATAAAAAGTTACAACCAATGGCTAGTATTACAGCTGATGATGTAGCAATTATGATGATATTATTAAAGGTATCAAGGCACACGCAAGGTGAAAAATTTAACTTGGATAACTTCATTGATATGGTGGGCTATGCAGCGATAGCAGGAGAGATAGGTGACAGTGGATCTTTTTAATCAAAACGAAGTTAAATCAGAATGGTTACAACCCACGAAAACACCTTCTATGAAGGGAAGACAAGTTGTGGCAATAGACTTAGAGACATGTGATACAGAACTGAAGAAAATGGGCCCAGGATGGCCTAGGAAAATTGGAGATGTTATAGGTATTGCTATATCTAGTGGTGACTTCACGGCATATTATCCCATTGGTCATGAAGGTGGGGGCAACATGGATAAAGATATTATCATAAATTACATTAGAGAGGTGTGTGAAGACGAATCTATTCAAAAAGTATTTCACAATGCGCAATATGACATTGGGTGGTTATCTACTCTAGGAATAGAAGTTAAAGGATACCTACATGATACCATGATTGCATCCGCTTTGCTAAACGAGAATAGGTATTCTTACACCTTAAATCAAATGTGTATTGATTACCTGGGAGAATATAAAGATGAGAAGGTTCTTAAAGCTAAAGCTGAAGAACTTGGACTTGATCCTAAAGCTGATATGTACAAGATGCATTCATCATTTGTGGGTGAATATGCGGAAGCAGATGCGCTGTTAACTTACAAACTTCATGAAAGACTTATGGTAGAAATAGAGAAGGATGCACTAGAAGGTGTATACGATCTAGAGTGCAGGCTAATAAGAGTTATATTTAATATGACTAAGCGTGGTATTAGAATTGATATGGAGAGAGCGTTTGGCCTTAAAAAGAAATTAAATATTAAAGAGAAAAAGTATTTAAAAAGAATGAAAGACCTAACAGGAGGGGAAGTGCAGCTGTGGTCAGCGCGATCAGTAGCTGATGCATTTGATAGAGTTAATCTAGAATATCCTCATACTGCTTTAGGGGCTCCAAGTTTTACTCAAACTTTCTTAGAGACGCATAAGCATGAGCTGCCTCGTATGGTGACAAAAGCAAGGGTTTTAAATAAGTTACAAGGGACTTTCATAGATGGAATATCAAGATATATTCATAACGGTAGGTTGCACGCACACGTTAATCAAATTCGTGGTGATTCAGGCGGAACAGTTACGGGCAGATTTTCTATGTATGCACCTAATTTACAACAGATGCCTATCAGAAGTGAGTTTGGATCAGAAGTAAGAAAAATATTTTTACCAGAACTAGGTGAGTCATGGTTCTCAGCTGATTATTCTCAACAAGAACCCAGGTTATTAACACATTTTGCTGTCTTAAATGGGAATGAGGGGGCAGAAACAGTAAAACATGCTTTTGTAAAAGGATTAGATTTTCATCAACAAACAGCAGATATGGCAGATATACCTAGACGGTTGGCAAAGACAATTGGTCTTGGGGTTATGTATGGCATGGGCTATAAAAAGATGGCAGTTGATTTGGATATTACTCCTATGGAAGCTAAAGCAATGCTGAAGGAATTTAGGATTAAGGTTCCTTTCATGCAAGGAATGCTTGAAGCTGTCATGAATAGAGCTAATCAAGTAGGGACCATTAGAACTTTACTAGGCCGTAAATGTCGATTTGATTTATACGAACCTAATTGGTATGAGCCAAATAAATTTTATAAAGCAATGCCACTGAAACAAGCAGAAGCAGAATATGGTAATGTAAAGAGAGCTGGTACATATAAAGCACTTAATAGATTAATCCAAGGATCAGCTGCAGATCAAACAAAGAAAGCTATGGTTGATGTCTATGAAAAACTTGGTATTACACCACTCTTACAAATGCATGATGAGTTGAACTGTAGTGTAAGATCTGATAAAGAGGGTGAGAATGTTAAAGATATAATGGAAACATGTGTAGACTTAGATGTACCATCCAAGGTTGAATATAAAATAAAAGATAATTGGGGTGATGCAAAATGAGTATAAATAAAGAAGCAAGAAAAAAAAGAATGGAAAACAAGAAGAATAGTTTTGCCATAAATCCGGAGCAAATGGAGTATGAAAGAAGAAAAGTACTTGAACAGATGTCTTCAAAAATTGACCGAAAAAAGCTTAACAACTTGGCGGCGGTTGCTGCCACGAAAGAGCCGGAATACTTTGATGAAGAAGGAAACAAAAGAGAGCCAACCATGCGTGTATTATCACTCGGGGCAGGGGTACAGTCTTCCTGTTTGGCACTCATGGCACAAGAAGGATTAACGAAGCATAAACCAGACTACATGATATTTGCCGATACTGGATGGGAACCATCTTTTGTCTACGAACATGTAGAATACTTAAAGAAAGCAATAACGATCTGTCCACTCATTACTGTAGAACGTGGTAATATCCGTGAGGATCTTATCCGTGCAGCGAACCCCATTAAAGGGTCAAATGAGGAGCATAAATCGTTTGCTGGTCGTGTCCCAAATCCACCTTTATTTGCGGCACGTCCTAATGGTGGAAGAGTGGGGATGCTTTATAGGCAGTGTACACATGACTATAAGGTAATCCCTATTCAAAAGAAAATGAGAGAACTTCTTGGTATTAAACCAAGACACCGTGTTAAAAAAGGACAGTTAGTTGAACAATGGATTGGCATATCTACTGATGAAGCAATGCGCATGAAAAATGCTAGACTTCCATGGTTAACGTCACGTTGGCCTTTAATAGAAATGAAGATGTCCCGTATGGATTGTCTCCAGTGGTATCGTGACATTAAGAAACACCCCATGCCTGGTAAATCATCGTGCATAGGGTGCCCTTACCATCATAATGATCAATGGCGTAATATGCAAAAAAATTATCCACATGATTTTGAGGATGCATGCGAAGTTGATGATAAGATCAGGCATGGATTAAAGAACACTGACTCTGAGTTATTTTTACACAAGTCAGCTAAACCTCTAAGAGATATAAATTTCTTAGAACCAAAGAAACAACAAAGTTTATTTGGTGAAACATTCGATGAGGAATTCGCAGATGAGTGTGAAGGACTTTGTGGTGTATAGAAGGAGAATATAATGAAACCAGAAATTGAAGAAAGAAAAAAGGCATTAGAAAATCAACATAATGATGTTGCACAAAAAATAACCCAAGGTAAAAATGCATTGGGAAATTTAGAAGCAACTTTAATGGGATTGAAAGGTGCTATCTCACAAATTGATTGGGTGTTAGGGCTATTTATTGATGAAACGGAGAAAAAAGACAAATGATGGACGTTTGGGACCCTAATGATAAAACGACCATTTTAAGCCAAATAAAAAAGGCCATAAACACCCCGGTATCAGGTTTTAAACGAATGACCCGGGTGATTGTATGGTCCATTTTAATCGTTTTTTACTTTTTTATCTTTATTTTATTATTATCCGGATGCGCGTACTTTCAGAAGGATAAAATTGATGACGATGAAATAATTATAACTGATTTACTTCCATTAGAAGAATCTTCAGGAGAGGTTGGCGAACCTATTAGAGCACCTAGTGAAATTATTGCATGTATTAAATTGTTACCGGAATGCGATGCTTCATAAAATTAAAAATTATTTTTATTATTTGTGCGAACACTATGGCGGTAAGGTCAGCGTGTGGGCATGGCACAAGCGTTGGGACAAGCATAATAGAAAGAGGTACAAGCATGGTTAACATTGGAAGACCAATGGAATGGAAAGAAAAAGACTTAGAGCTTGCTGGTGAACTAATTAAGAATCATACAGCAACTGAAGTTGGAAAAATTTTTAACAAATCTAAAAACGCTATCCTTGGTGTTCTTTATCGAGAGAAAATAAAAAATGGTTATGT